TAAACAGGAATTTACAGTTCCATTATTTGAACCACTTCCAGAACCTAATACACTAAAACCAACAGTTGAATACGATTGAGTAGTTTGCCCCACTAGAAAGTTACTACTAGCATCTATTAAAACATTAGAGCTAGTAGTTAATGCACTTGTACTGGTTGCATAAACAATACCATTGCTTGTAAATGAAGTAAGCCCCGTTCCTCCGTAAGCTGTTCCTATGGTTGTTGCATTCCAGGTTGCATTGGTAATTGTTTGTCCGCCCATACTAAGACCAGCAGTGCCCCAAGTTACCTGACCGCCTGGACCTGCGCCTGGTACAAACATATACCCTGACCAACTACCTGCTGTTGTACTGTTGTTCTCACAAAATACATATACAGCCATACCTGGAGTAACTGATCCTAAAGAAGCAGTAGAACCATCTTGTAATGTTAATGTACCACTTGAATCATTGTCAATAATAAACCCTTGTCCTTGTGCCATTGTTGTAGCAGCAGGAAGAACAATAGTTTGAGCAGAAGAACCAGTAAATCTTTGGTGATACGTACTACTTGAAGTAAGTGTAGTTGTACCAGCGGCAGTAGCTGTAGTTGTATAACCAGGTAACGTGTTGTTAAAAGTAATGTTACGACCAGCAGTTAGGTTAGCAACTGTAACGTTACTAGTAACACCACTTTGATTAAGAGGAACAACTTCACTGCCTGTAAGAGGTGTAGATGCTGCTGGTAATGCGGATATTTTTGTATCAGACATTTGTTTCTCCAAAAATATTAAAATTTAAAATCATGTTGAAGCCCCAATATTTAAAAATTCAATTACATCGTTTACATTTAATGGGGATAAAAATTGTATACTGGTTGTACTTGACTCTGTGTAATTTACTGAGGCTATTTGTTTAACACCATTTACAAACACAAACAATCTAAAAGACCCCACAATATACGTAGGTGTTGTGTACGTTTGTTGACTAGAACTACTAACTGTAATTACAGATTGAAAAGTTTGTCCACCATAAACAGCATTGTTAATACCATTTAACCAAGATGATGTTATAACTGTACCGCTTTGAAAATTAGTTGTAGCCATATTTATATTACCAATTTATAACCAGTTTCTTGCAATAAGAAATCACCAGTCTCTATTAACAAATAGGAATTAATCTCTGGTTCAATAATAGCCCCATAGATGTTATCAGTAACACCGTATTGATCTACGTAGTCAGGACGAGCTGGTACATAAGACCCATACAGACTGTTGGGTGTAGTGCTCATTACACACCCATTATGGCTTGTACAGTAGCACCAGTTCCAGAGATAGCTGTTACGTTAACTCGTACCCAACGCCAAGGAGCAATGGTTGTAAAACCATCTGTAGCTGTTGTTGTACCAGATAAAGTAATTGTTGACATAGTAATCCAATTACTATTGGTTCCATTGGCTGTAGCATCTTCATTAGTTACTTGAACTGCAATCGTAGCAGTTACAGTACCCGTACCTTTAATAAGACCTTGGAAAGAACCATAAGGACTTTCTTTATAGATAGGTGAAGAAGCACCAGTTGCTGTAGTTGAAGTAACTCCACTAAACGCAAAGTAACGAGGTTGCTCACCACTTTTAATAAATACATCAGACATATTAAACTCCCATTTTGCTTACATCTAGCACAATGAAAAATGATCCTGTACCTTTAAATACCATATCAATTTCGTGACCAATTAAACCACTAACCCATCCCAAATCAATTTTACTTCTACCTTCTAATGGTAAAACGTAAGGTTGATTACGATAAGTTACTAATACTTTAAGACCAGTTTCAATCATAAAAACTGTTGCATCTAATCTAATATTAGTTGGATTACCTGCTAACTTATTAATATTTATAATATCAAATACAGAATCATTTTTGTTAACAATAGTACCAGTTACTAAGTAGACAGTATTTTTGCCTCCATCACTAACGATAGAAACATTAATACTGTCTTGAGTAGCTTCGTGTACTAACTTAGTGTGCATATTAATTGTACTCAGAACCACATTGGATACTATCAACAAACATGATGTTGGTAGCATTAGTATTTAATGCGTAACCAGCAGCAGCGTTAAGAGCAACCATAGGCATGATGTTATCAAAAGCACCTGCATAAGGAAGAATAGGAGAAATAGAAGAAGTCATAGAAGCATTGGTAACAGCAAAAGAATTACCAGAAGTTGCAGTGCCTCCAGCAGCTAATGCAGTAGTACCATCTTGTCCAATAGACAAAACTTGTTTACCGTTAACACCAAAGAAAAAACGACCTTTACCGTCATACCAGAAAGACAGATCAAGCCAATGGTTAACTTCGTTTGTAAATGTTGTATAACCTGTTCCACCAATGTGTGTGATGTATGGAGCATACAAAGAAGTGCTTTGTGTTTGGCAATACAGTTGAGCATAAGGGCTGCTTCCGTTAGCACCAGTAGCACGAACCAAAGGAGCTTGTGCGTAACCAGAACCTGCTGTACCAACAGCAACACTTGTGTACTTGTTAGAGCTACCAGCAGTAGTTAATGTACCAACTGTAGAACTGGTGTCTCCATAAATACCACTTGGTTTAGCTAAATCAGCTACGTTATTAATAGTAGTAGTAACAGTAGATCCTGTTAAACCAGTGTTCTTAATAACAAGTTTAAGAGCTGTACTACCAGCAGATTTTTCTAAGTAAACACCATTGGCAATAGTACCAGTAGTATCAGATACATCAAACAAACCGTAACGAGATACAGTAGTGCTGTCTGATAAGAAAGTAGAGTTGTGTGCTACTTGAACATTAAACCACATTTGATTACCAGGAATCAATTGAATTGCTTGACCAGTAGAATTATTACCATTAAAAGCAATTGCGGCTTTACCACCAGATGCAGTAGTTACAGCAAGAGAAACAATACCTGCATTAAAACCAGTAAGACCTGTACCAGCACCAATACTGGAAGTTGTATTAGTTACTGTGTAAGAACCAGCAACATAAGGATTCATTTCAGAAGTAGTTACACTTGACTGAGTTGAATTTGGGACATTAGGGAAAGTAGCAAGAACGCTGTTAGTCTTAGTAACATAAGTACTAATACCANCGGGGAAACGGGTTGGATTTGCCATTTAAAAACTCCTTTGACGTTGTTTAGAATAACAACGCTGTATTTCTACAGCGTCATTGGATGAATGTATTCTACACTAAGATTACATTTTCTTTTTCATTACTTTTTTCTTTGCTGCTGGTTTCATTGAAGAAGCCATTTTCTTTGCAGCCATCATTCTTTTGCCTTCACCAGCTTGTTTAGGCATGCTTGGTTCTGGACGTTTACCCTTCATTTTAGACACTTCATAAGACATAATATAACTCCATTAAATAAAAGAAACCCCCCAGTAAAGGGGGATAAAGTTACTAATAACAATTAAGGACCGTTAACGCCCCATACTGCACGAGGATCAGACCATCCAAAAGAATAACGCTCATAGCCTTTGGCTTTAACGTTCATCGTATCAAAATCATTGTCTTGATCGAATGTAATGGCATGACGCTCGTAATACTTCATACCAGTTCCACCAGGAATAGTGTTACGGATAAACCAAGCGTGTGGGCTTGTGAAGTAGTGGTTTACTTTGAATCCACCAGGCAAGTAGTTACCAGACTTAATGACGTTAATGTCATTGTTGGCATTACCTGTTTGGTAGCTAGAGTGAAGAATACGTTGAGCATTAAACACTTCTTGACGAGCAATGTGAAGATCTTTAGGTTGAATAGCAACTAACAAACCACGGTCGTTTTGTAAACCCATGATTGCAATTACTGCATCTTCTAAAGCTGCTTCAGACAAGTCAACGTCAACAGTAGGCTTGTTAGCAAACGTACCACCAGTAGTATTTGGGTGAGCTGTAGAGCACAAAGGTACACCATCACCACCTAAATAAGTACTGTTAAAAGCACGGTTGTAAACGTTAGCTCCAACGTTTTCTTTAGTTTGTCTAAAAGACATAGCTAAAGCAGCAGCACGTTTCTTAGATACTTGCTCATACAAGTTGTCGTCCATTTCTTCTTTAGTCACTATGTAACCCATTGCGTAAGCAACGTGTGTATAGCGAGTAATAAAGCCTTGGATTTCAGAGTCGTATTGAACTCCAGCACCTTGTTCTTTTACAGGAACAAGACCAAAGCCAGTTAACTCAACATCTTCCTCATAGTTTTGAGTAGATGTGTCTTTATCAAAAAGAGCTGTGTACTCTTCTGGATGCTCATTGTAGGTTTGACCCCACCAAGCTTTGACACCAGGCCATAGTGCTTTGGGATGGGAACCTGTGGTAATTACACCTGCCATTTTATTTCTCCTATTTAATTAATTAGATTATGCTGTACCTTGGGCTTGCTTAAAGAATACTTTGTTTAGAACAATGTTTACTTTAGCATAAGAACCAGCGGCATTATCAGAACGTTGAGCAAACCCAATAACTGTGAATGGTAATCCTAAAGAACCACTTGTACCTAATGCAGTAACAGTAGAAGCTTTAAGAGTCAAACTAGATTGGGGTGAAGACTGTGACAAAGAGTCAGCAGCAGTGTAGTTACCACCAGCATTTTTAAATACGTCAGCTAAAGCATAAGTATCAGCTTGGATCTCATACACAACATTAGGATCTGTCACTACGTAAACATAGCGAAGACCAGCAGATTGTGGAAGATAAAGTTTACCAAGGTCAATATCCAAACCTTGTAAACTAACACCAGGATCAGCAGGACGAATACCGACAATAACACCAAGAGGCTCAGTGCTATCAGCAGTCATTTTAGTGATATAAGCAACACCATTTGAATCAGAACCACCAGCGTATGTTACTAGGTCACCAATAGCGTAGGTGTTAGTAGCATCGTTAGCAACTGCAAACAATTGGCCTTGCTCGTTGAATGGTGCACCAGTTACAGTTCCAACTGGAGACAGACCACGAGGGCGGGAAACGTTAGCCATTTAAGACTCCTTTAAATTAATTGTTAAGTTTTATTCCACCGTTAGGAACATAAAATGCTGGATTTTCTCCAGTAATTTTACCCCTACGAATAGAAGAATCAATCGTGTTATTCTTAGCTTGAAGTTCGGCTTGATCTTCCTCATACCATTCTTGCCTAATCTTCATAAGGTATCCGTATTGTTCTGAGCCTTCAGCACGAGGGTTTACAAGATACCTAATTCTTTCTCCGAGGTCACCATTACGGCTAACTACGTTTTCACTCACACCACCCACCTCAATGGGGGTTACAAATTCATACCCATTATCTAGTGCTTCTTGAATTCTACCTCCTACGTCTGTAAAGACATGTAAGTGGTATCCTTCAATTTGTTGTCTAACACTTATTTTGGCTTCTGTGCCATTAAAAGTATTGCGTCTTTTACGAGTTCTACCATCTGTAGCAGGAGTAGGAGCTTCTATTGCTGCTTTTCTTTCTTCCAACTTTTCTACTAGACGATCACGTTTTTCAAACTCATTTAGTGCTCTTGGCATATCTATTTCCTTTTAAGTTTATTTTAAATTAAGACCAATCAAAATCAGCTACATACTGTTCACGGGTCATAAGCTTTTGTTTTACAAACCGATCACAAGCTGCTTTTGCTTCAGCAGGAAGATTGTCATAAGATTTAGCACCACTACCGCTTGTGCGGCTTTGTCTACCAGATCCAGACTCTACTCTACTGCTAGGACTTTTCTTTGTACCAAACTTATTGGGAAACTCTTCTGCTAACACTTCATCAAGCTTGTCTAAAAAAGGTTGTCCTTTAAGACTTGGGAATTCTAATCGAATGCTTTCACCTAATCCGTTTGCAACACTTGTCATTCTTCTATCTTCACCAAACCACTTATTATTGTCTAACCAAGTTTGTAACTCAGGTTCAACAGCAGTTGATGGCGTAGATACAGGAACATTGTCTGCGTCTTTAACGGCTTGTTTAGCTTCTATTAGCTCTTCTTTAGCTTGATCTAAGGCATCATCTAGAGCATTAACTTTCTTTCCATCCCC